GTCATTGCAATTTGAACGGCCTCGAGCTGCAATTTTAATTTTTCCTTGGCGCCGACTCCCATGCCGATCGCGAGCGCCTCGGCCTCATGGCCGGCGATAGATTTTTGCTGTGACTCGAGAAAACTTTGCAGCGCGTTTTTTGCGGCAAGCGTTGCGGTATTTACGCCGCCCATGCCACGCGCGACGCGCTCCAATAGCGCCGGCAAATTATCCAACGACTCAAAAGCGCCGGCCGTGCCGAGGCTTAACATTGATCGGCTAAATTCTTTCCACCGCTCGGTATTTTGCGCGATTGCCCGGTCCATTCCGGCCAGGGCGGCGGTAATGTCGCCGGCGGTGCCGGTTAGCGATTTCAGGAACACCCAAACCGAGCCAACGATCCGTCCGAAATTTTCGAACATGATCGAAACGGCCTGTAATTGATAGCCAAGGCCGACAAGCGCCTCGGCGAGCGCCTTGCTAAAATCCTGCAGCGCAGTGCCTTCCCTAACCGCACCGAGCATCATATCGGCGAATTTTTGAAACGCCGGCAACAATTCCGCGGCCAGGTGTATGCCGATCGCACTAAACGCAAGCCCGATTTTTTTTAGCGTATCGTTGAATTGCTCGGCCTTGGCGGCGGTGTCGGCGCTAATGACAATGCCGAGCTTTTTGGCTTCGTCCGTCATTGCCGCAATGCCGGATTTGCCGGCATTCAAAAGCGGAATTAGATCGGCGCCGGATTTGCCAAATATCCTTATCGCCATTGCGGTCTTTGCCGCGCCGTCCTCCATTGTGGCAAATTTTGCGGCAATGTCGCCAAACACAACCTCGGTGCTTTTGAGGTTGCCGGCCGAGTCCTTGGCCGAGATTCCCAACGCGGCAAAATTCTTTGCCGCCTCGCCGGCCGGATTAGCCGCCGACTCGAGCATTGCCTTGGACAGTTTGCCGAGCCCTTTGCCGAGGCTTTCAAAACTTACATCGGCCAGGTCGGCGGCGTATTTAAGCGCCGATAATTGTTCGACGGGTACGCCGAATTTTTGCGAGGCTTTATTGAGGTTGTCGGCCTCTTTGAGTGCACGGCCTACCGAGGCGGTGATCGCCGCCGCCGCCGCGCCGATCGCAACCGCCGCGGCATTGCCAAACGACACCGCGCCTTTGGCAAAACCGTTTAGTTCTTTGTTCGCGTTCTTTAGTGCGGTTTCAAAGGCGGCCGTATCGGCGCCCAAGACAACGCGGAGCGAACCTATGACCGTTCCAGCTGCCATTTAGTGATCCTTTGGGCGCACAATAACTTTGCCGCCCGTTGCGAGTACCCAGGCTTTGAGATCCGCAAGTTGCTTTTCCCAATGCACCGGCGCTTGCTTTTTTGCTTTTAGTTTGTCCAAACCTGGCAAGCGCGTTGCGCGCGTCAGCGCCGCAATATGCCAGGCTAGCCAGGCGCGGTCGTTATGCTCGAGCGTGCGGCGCTCGGCCGCCGCTTCATAGGTGAGGCGGATTGTTGCCGGCGTTTGGTCCCAAAACGACTCATGCGAATAGCCGAGAACGAGCCAATTTTTTATCAGTGTTTGCCAATCATAGGGCTCGCCTTCCTTATCGGTGTAGGGTTTGCGGCGCCGCTTTCGGCAACCTCCCCGAAAGCGGATTTAAGCGCCTCGGCAATAATTTCGCCGACGCGGCCCATGCCGAGCTCGTCAATCAAATCGCCGGCCTCATCCTCGGTTAGATGATGCTCGCGCAACAGGCCGGCGTGAAACACGATAAGCAAATCGGCAACGCCCCAATTATCTTCGCCGCGGTTGAAAAACTTGAAAATGCTTTGCTTCGTTTTGGCCTCGATCGCGGCTTGCGCGAACGTGCCGAGCTTGAACGTAAACGTTTTGCCCGAGGCTTCGAATGTCACCTCGCCTTTGTGCAAATTTCCCATTGCGTTTTCCTTATGGAATGGTGAGCGGTCCCGGTTCGCCGACGACCTTGAAGCGCGCCGCCGCGGCGCGCCGATCGCCAACCGTTGCGCCGGATTCGAGCGCAACCAGGAATGCGTCAAACGGATATATTGAGCCGTCCAGAAAAACGATCCGCCGCGATAGCGTTGCGCTTGTATCGAGCTCGGCCGCGAGCGCGATATATTGCGCGTTGGTAAAGTTCATTTCGACGGTTACCTCGCCGCCGTTCTTTAGGCCCGGTACTGACTCGCGCCACTCGCCCGGCTTACATTCGTGGCTCGCGTCGATTGCGTCGCGCGACAATGGCGGCAAGGTTATAGATACGGTTTCCGCAACCGTGATCCATTCCGCGCCGCTATCCGTCTGGAACGCGGCGCCGTAGCCGAGCGTCGCCTCGGTCATGGCGGAACGGTGATGGTCGTGGATCCTGAAACGGTCAACGTAACCGTAACCGTCATGCGATCGTCGGTCGGCGAGCTCGGTTCATAGCCCGTAACGGAAGCGAGGAATTCCCAGGTTACGAGATTTGGGAATGTCACTTTGACCTGTTGATTAGTCCCGGCCGCCTTGAGCGAGGTCAATAGCGTGTCGGAGTCCGAGCCGGGGATAAAGTTCATTTCGAACGAGCATTCGCCGGGACTAATCAGGCCGGGGATAAACTCGCGCGTGCGGTTGGGCGAGGCGTTATGCGTTGCCTCTACCTGGTCGACTTGCTGGTTGGGCGGCGTGACCGAATAGACTTCGGCCAGGTCAACGAAAACGCCGGGCGTGGCGCCGTCGTGGATCGCCACAAGCGTACCGTAGCCGATCATGGCCTCGGTCGGGGTCGCGGTTAGCGGGGTTGGGGTCGGGTCGGACATTTGGTTTTGCCTCCTATGTGCCGCCTAGGGTTAGGCGGATTTCGCCAGGTCGCGCGCGGCCTTGCGCGCCAGGCGCGCCGCGGCCTTTTCGATTTCGGTTTTCAATTCGAGTTTGATGAGCTCGAGCGCCTCGGCGCTATGGCCGTCCCAGGCCGGCCGCATGTAGGCATGTGGGCGGTGTTTAACCGTGCCGAATTCCTGCATCCCGGCATAACGCGAGCGGCCTGGCCCAATGACAATAACCGCCGAGGTTATGCCGGAATCATCGGCGCCGGCATTGGCGGCGGCGGCCGCCTCGCCGGCCTCCTGGCGCGTGGCGCCGCCGGCCATTGCCTCGGCAAACGCGCGCTTTCCGGCAGCGCCGGCGGTAAACTTTATTTTCGATACGCCGATACTTCGCCGGAGCCGGCCGGTTCGAAACGGCGCAAAAATCTTAGCCGCCATAACGATCGGTAGCGCCGCGGTCTGCAGCGCGCGCCGCAAGCAATTTTTGGCGGTCGCCTTCGGCAATTCCTCGAGCGCCGCCTCGAGCTCCTTAAAGCCTTCGACTCTGACGACGGTTCTAGCCATTGCGTTCCTTGTACCAAACAACGTAATCGCGGCTTACGCGATAAAACTCGAGCGCGTCGTCGTAATCCTCGCGACCATTATCGAAAAAGATTCCCTCGACATTCACAACGCCGTCGGGCGGCGCGTATGCGATCGCGCCGGCAAACCCGCCGAGCCGCTCCTTAACGGCATCGGCGAGCAAGGTTGCCTCATCAACCAATTGCGACACCGAGTCGAATTGGAAGCGCGTCGCCATCAACGCGCTTGGCGCGCTGTTGTGATAGCTCTCGGTTTCGGAAATGCGGTTATAAATCACGCTCGCCGCCCGTATGCCTTGCGGCAATTGCACCGGATAAAGCCGGTTGCCAATGATCGCGGTTACGGCCGGATCCGCCAACAGGTAGGCGCGCAATCCTGGCCGCGGGTCAACTAGCATCGGGTTTGCACCATGCGATTATTCGCAAGCCCTCGCGCCGGCCGATTTCGCTAACCGCGATAATATTGAAAATTTGCGTCGCGCCCGGTTGCGCCGGCGCGGTGACGGCCGGGTAAATAACGCGATCCTTTGGCGTCAGGCCGGCAATTGCGCCGGCGTACCGAACGCGGAATTCAACCTGGTCGCTCGCCATGACTTGCTGATTGCCGGCAACCTCGATCGGATCGCGCCGGCGCTCGAGCGAGGCCGGGCGCCGCGTCGCCAGATTAACCCAGGTCGTAACCGGCGCGCCCGAGGGCGATTGCGTTTGTTGCGCGCGCTGTATGTCAATAAACCGATCGAGCTTGCCGGCGTACATCGCTAAACCCGCGGAACCCAGAACGTTGCATCAATGCGTAGATCGGGCTCGGTATAACCGCGGCCGCCGATCACAAAAATTTCGCGGTGCTCGTACAAGTGCGCGGCATAGCGCAAAACAATATCGAGCACACCGGCCGAGAGCTCGGCAACCGTCGCCATGCCAACGGTTAGCGTGATGGCCAGGCCGTCGGCAAAGACGCCGCGCAAGACCTGGATCGGAACGCCGGTAATTGAATTCCATTTGAGCTCTACCGAATAATTGGCGCTTACGTCGGTCGCGCCGGCGGCGGCGGTGAATGCCTTAACCGGAATAGCCGGGATGGTTGCGGCGCCGTCCTTAAATTCCACCGCCGCCGGTTTCCATAAAACCGTGGTCGGATTGAGCGTAACGTCGTTGCGGTTTTGAAAATTGGAAATTGAGCGCGCCAGGATCGACGTTATAAGCGCGTCGTCGTCGCTATCGACAACGCGCATATGTTGTTTGGCTTGCGCGAGCAATCCGGTCGGCAAAACCGCGGTATCGGTTGTGATGATTTTTAGGCTCATGCCGCCGCCGCCTCGAGCATGAATTCGCGGCGCCGGCCGTCGGTTAGGACGACGACAAACACGCTCCCGTCGAGGTAAATATCGGCGATGCCGGCACCATCTTTTCCCGCTAAACCGCGCTCGCCGCGCTCGCCTTTGTCGCCTTTGCGGCCTTGCTTGGCGCCGAGCGTCCAACCGTCGCCCGGCAACGGCCCAGGATCGTCGCGCACGGCGCGCCATTCGCAACCATTCATCGCAACAATATCGAGCGCGCGGTATTGCGCTTGCGGATCATGCAAGCCGCTCGCCTGGCCGGGATAGGCGTCTTGGCCAGGCGCGCCGGGTTCCCCGTCCTTTAGATCCAGGCCGGCGATCGCCG